ACAGTGCTTTGGATATCGGTGAGCGGCGTGGTCGGCACCTGCCAGCCATCAAGGTCGGTGATCGTGGTATCGAGGCCGAAGCTGAAGCGCCAGAACAGCCGGGCGCGGTCGAAATCGATCAGGCTGCCGCCGAGGTAATAATAACCCATCGTTTCCCGGTTGGTGGGCGGATTGGTGAGGTCCCAATCCGGCCGCCAATTCAGGATCGCGCTGAAGATCGCGGCCCGCAGCGCCGGCAATTGCAGCGCCGAGAATTGGCCGCGCCGGTCCGAGGGATCGAGCGCATTGTTGAGCACCACAATCACATCGATGCGCTCGGTAACGATCTGCGCGAGCGCCGGGCCGCCGCTGGTATTAGGCTCCGCATCCTCGCTTGCGGGCACCACATAGGCAGCCGGCAGCGGCAGCCAGGCCTGGTCCTCGATGCCGTTCGCAAACGCCGCCGCCCCGGCCACGTTGCCCCGGAAATCGGGCGCTAACGTGCGGAGCTGATTGATGACCGCGTCGATATTCACGGCTTCTGCCGGACGAATTTGATATCCTCGAGGATCGATTGCTTGATCCGCTCGCCTATCGAATCCGCCCGCTGCGCGAGCGCCGTGGAGAGATATGGCCGTGGCAGCAGCACCCGGTTTTGGGCGATGGCGGATGTTTTCATGCGGTTCTTGCCGCGCAGAATGCGGCCGCGGCGGCCGATCTCACCAGCGAGCAGCATATTCGCGCCGCGCGCATTGCCGCCGCCGCCCTTGGCGCCGGCCTCAAGGAAATTCGCATAAAACGCCATGTCCCGGACCGCGACGCCTTCGAGGTTCTTGAATGGAAACACCTTCACCGAGCTCGCGAGCGTGCCGGAGAGTCGCGTCGGCGGCTGGCCCGGGGCCGAGGCCTGGTGCCGCACCCCCTTTTTTGGCCAATAAACCCGCCCACCGCCCTGGCTCTGGCGCATAAGCCGCCGGGCTACCCCCGCTACTTCCGAGCCCGCCGCCCGGAATACGGCGCGCAGCTTCTTTTTATCATAGGCCAGCGCGCCCGGGTGCAGCGCGATCTGGATGCGGACGCCTGTAGCCATTCGGTATTTATTCCTGGCAAAAGCTGCGGATTTCGCATATAAGCTGCGGCTCATCGAGACCTGGTTCGGGCCGCCCGGCCCGCCGCCCCCAGCCAAACCTTCCGCCAAAACGGCTCCTACCCACAGGAGCTTTTATGCAGCGTGTTATTTCCGCCGTGCTTATTCCCGTTTTCCTTATCGCCGCCGGCTTGGTGGCCGAGATTACCCGGGCGCAGGCGTTGGACCGCGAGATTGATGCCGCCGTCGCATACTATGGGGCTAAAGCCCAGATCGCATCCACGCCCTGGGTGAGCGGCTAAGCCCGGCTCTCTTGCTCAACCTCTAACTCGATAAAGCGCTTCACCCCGCCCAATTCCTTCACCCGCCGGATCCGAAACACCTCGCGCCGGAGCGTGTTGTCGGCGCGGCGGCTCTCGCGGATGACCACATGCGTCTGGTCGAGCCAATCCAGCCAGCGCATGCGGATGCGGTGGGTGATCGGCCGATCGGTCTGCTGCCCCTCGAGGAAGGTCAAGGCCCCGATCGGCTGCACATCGGCCCGCACCTGCAAAATGTTGGTCAGCTCCTCGGAGATCGCGCCATCCGGCGACGGCGATTGGTCGCGCCTTGCGATGATCACCGGCCAGCGCAGATCGGCGATTCCGACCTTGTCAACCGCCAAAATACATCACCCGGTGCGGCCACATGAGCTGCTTCGCCGCCTCCGGCATTTCACCGCCCGCATCGCCGCGGTTCTCGTAGAGAAAGCCGATCAATAGCAACAACCCGGCGATGATGGAGGCCGGCGCCGCCAGGCCGGTATCGCCATAGCCGGCGACGAAATCGACCGAAACGTGCCGGGCATAGGTGGGGTAGGTATCGCGGCTCAGGCAGAGCCGCCCCGGATCAAGCGACAAGTCCACCGAATAATCGGCGCTCGGATCAAGGATCGTGCTGTTGCCATCTTGATCGACGGTCGTAACAGCAAGGACCGATTGCACGGGCGAGCGCGGCAGATCGAGCCGGCGGTTCCAGATCTGCGGAAAGCTCAGGATCACCGGCAGGACCAGCAACGGCATGGGCAGCAAGGGCAAGGCGCCCGCCGGCGGGTCCTCGGCCATGGTCCAGCGCAAGGTCTGGGTAATCAGGACTCGCCCCAGCCACCCCTCCGCCCATTGGCGCGCCGCCGCGATATAGCCGGCCAGCAGCACGTCGTCGCTCTCGTGGTCCAGCCGGAGATGCTGCCGGGCCAAGGTCAGCGAGACCGGCTCAATCGCCGGGGGCGTCACGACCCGCAGCGTCGAATACACGGGCTACGCCGCCTCCGGCCCCAGATCATCGTCACGCGAGTAGCGTGCTATTCGCACGCCGGAGTTCGCCGGAGCCGGCGGCTCGCCTGACACTTCTGCTGGAGTGGGCTCAGCCGAGATGGCAATCCCGCGCGCGATCAGCGCCTGTGCCTCCCAATCCGCGAGCCCGATCGTCTCGCCGGCGTTGTGCAGCCCCCACTGGCGGTTCAGCGTCACCTGGTGCATGCGGCCTATACCCCCCGCGAGCTAGCCGCCGGGCGGCGGCCATTCTCCGGCCCCGGCTCGGTTAGCGCCGGATCGACGCGCGGGACATTGGCGCGCACCAGCCGGGCCGCGCCGCGGGCGATGAAATGCTCGGCCTGCGCCGGCGGCAGCCCGGCCTGGTCGCCGGTGCGGTAGATCGCCGCCGGGCGCGTGAACTCAACGATACTGACCATTTCCATTTGAGATTATCCTTATTCGCGCGCTTACGGAGGCGGCAGGTGGGAAAAGCCGGAGAAGGTGGCATGCGCCATCGCCAGCAGCGTGTCGGTGCCGGAGGCCGATAGGTCCGGGGTCCAGTCGAAGCGGATATAGCGCCTGGCACTGCCGAGATAGGCATTGACGCGGGTGACGCCACGCAACGTGCCGCCGCCGGTTGGCCCGGTCGCCACGACGCCGGGATCGGTAATGGTGAGATAGGTGGCCCAGGTCGAGCCGTCGGCACTGTCCTCGACCTTCAGCGTCTTCAGCGTCAGGGTCTGCGTCTGGGCCAGCGCGGCCTCCCAGACGATGTTGAACACCGCGCTCGCCGCCAGGCCATAGGCGGTGCGGTCGATCGTCAGCCCGGTGACGGCGGTATTGTCGCCGGTGCCGCCAGCCGTAGCCGAGGTATGCGCGGAGACGGACGCCGAGAGCGTCAGGTCGGTAGGGTCGCGCTGCAGGTTGATATCGGCCATCGCCGATTACTCCCAAAAATAGGTTACAGGATTAGGAGATCGCCGGGGCCCAGCGCACGCCGGTCAGCACCGCAATCGCCTCGTTGTGGCGCATCTGGAAATCGTGCTCGGCAATGGCGCGGATCAGCGTCTGGTCGGACTGGAACACGCTGACGGTGTTGCCGCCGGCGTCGACATAGGTGCCCTCGCGCGAAACCGCCAGCTCGAGCGACATCGAATCCAGGATCATCGCCTGCGTCATCTCGACCAGATAGAGCTCGGAGCAATCGCTGTTGCTGCTGACCGTGAGGTTGATGGGGATCTGCGTCGTCGTCTTCCACGGCACGCCCAGCAGGGTCTGCTTGTCGGTCATCTCCTCGCGGTAGACGTAGAAGCCGTTGGCGTTCTGCACGTTGAGCAGATAGTTTTTGGTGCGCGGGTGCATGAGCCAGACCGGCCGCACGATCGGCACGTTGCTGGTCTCGATCTTATTGAGTAGCCCGCCCAGCTCACTCGCCGCCGTCGACAGCGTATAGGAGGCATTCGAGGCGATGGTGTTGGCCGGCAGCAGGAACGACAGGAAGCCTTTGGGGCTATCCTGGGTGCCGTCGCCGCGGATGAAGGCGAGATCCTCGCGCCGGGCAATCACCTGCGCCAGGTCATCGCGTACCATCGCGTCGACCGCCGGGTCGGAATAGCGCATCAGGTCGTTGGAAATTGGCACCATCGCCGTCAACTTGTGGTAGGTGGCGACGATCTGATCTACCGCCTGCTGGCTCACCGGAATGGCGGCAAGCTCGGCGCCGTAGACGGCGGTCGCCGCCTGGCTCTGGCGCGGCAAGGTCATGGTGCCGCGCGGCATCGGCAGCACCCGCGGCCCCGAGGCGCGCACCACGGTCTGGGCACGCAGCAGCTCGATCAGCTCGGCGACGTAATCGGGCGGCACCATGAAGCCGCCGGCCGGTGCGGTCGATACGTTCAAGGCCCGGGTGACCGGGTGGTTCTCGCCGTAGATTTCCAGCGAGGCCTGGCGCGCGGCATAGATGTTGCCGCCGCCGGCCCCGAGCATCTTGGCGCAGCCGGCCAGCACCAGGCTCTTGTCAGTCTCATGGTCGCGCTTTTTCGCCTGCGCTGGCAGGCCGCGCTGAATGCCCGGCTGGATGCCGCGGTCGCCGTCATCGCCGGCCTCGCTCGCATTTTCGCTTTCGAGCTTGATTGCCTTCTCGAGGCTGTCGATCCGGGAATCATGGTCCTGGACCTTCGAATCGAGCGCCTGGATGGCTTCCAGGATCTGGTCGAGCTTGGTCCGCTCATCGTCGGGCAGCTCCTCGCCGTCGGGGAGGTCGGCCTGGCGCTCGGCAAGGGCGCGGTATTCCGCTACCTTCTCGCGGCGCTCGGCGATCAACACCGCGCGCTTGCGCTTTAGCTCATGCAGCCTTTCGTCTGCCATGCTGGGCTTCCTTCTATGGGACGGGACGCCTCGCGGCGTTCCAGACGGCTTGCCCAAGGCCAGCGTAGGAATCCGCGCGCGGGCAGTGCGCGGGATGGCTAGAGTGCGATCGCTCGAGGCGCCCCGGGTTCCCAATTCGCTAGCGAATTGGGGTCCCGAATGTCAGAAAGCGTGAATCGCACTCTCGATGTAGGTTCAGCCGAAAGCGAGCAGCCTGGCCATTTGCTGGTGGAATTCGCGTTGTCGTGCTGCTGACCGCAGCCGCGGCTGTTCGTTCGTAGCGGGCTGGGGCGGCTGCAAAAACCGCTTCATCTGGCACCAGCCCGCGCGGAACCGCTGAATGCCGGGTGTCGCGCCCGCGGCGATGTATTCCTCGTCCTCAGGCGCTGGCGCCGGAGTTTCTGTCACCACCGCGCCGCCGATTAACTCGCCGACTTCTTCCTGGGTCATGGCGATCAGCGCGGCGCCGAGCTGCTGCATGGCCTCGCCGAGCATGGCCGGGACGTTGCTGCCGTCCTGCTCGATCTCCGCTTCCCATTCGGCGGCATTCTTGATCCAGCCAAGCCCTTCGAGCAGGCAGGCGAGATTGCCGATGTCATAGAGGCCGCGCCGAACCAGGTTGCGGCTGATGCGGGCGCGCAAGGCATCGGCCGCCGGATCCGGCGCGGCGTCCTGCGGGTTGGGCATATCGCTGGCCCTTTCAGTAATGAGCGCCGAGCGGACGGCGGGGATGGCGACAAACGAGAACTCCGCGAGCTCCGAGCGGGCTATCCGCTTGCCGCCCCCGGGCTTGCCCGGATCGAGCGGCGTCACCTCGAGCGGATCGAGGCCGCACGAGGCGGCATTGATGATGCCTGCCCTGATCTTGGCGTAGACCTCGTCGGAATCCGCGATCTCACCCGCTGGCGGAAACTGCACGACCGCCTCGAGATCGGTTCCGGTAATGCCGATCGAAACCGCACGCGCAATCGCCCGGTCGGCGTCGTGGTTGAACAGCACCACCGGATTTAGCCGATAGAATGTGAGGTCGATGCCTTCGGAGTCGACGATGATGCCATCGCGCCCGAGCTCGGGCGTCGAGCAGGTGACGCGGACCTGGCGCTGCTCGGCGAGCACGCTGGTTTGCACCGGCCCAAAGTCGCGGACGATCCGATCCATCAGATCACGGCCTGATCGGCAGTTTCAGATGTGATGGGCTGCGCATTGCCAGGCGACGGCTGGTCGCCCCCGCCATTCGTTGCCGGTTTGGATGGCTCAGACCCGGCCTGCCCAGTCCCTCCGGCGCTGCCGGTGTTGAGCGGCACGCGGAACTCGTCGCCGCCGGGCACCGGGCTGGCGCCTTCCTTCAGGCGAATCTCGTTGCGGCTGAAAATGCCATTGAGGAGCGCGATCTGATAGCCCTCCATGCGGGTCTTGAAATCCCCCCGCAGCAGCTCCTCGAAATTGAACCGGATCTGGTAAGAACCGCGCTCGGCCTCGAACAGCAGCGAGCGCTCGCAGGCCTGCTCGATGCGCGCCGCGGTCGGCTGCAGCGCGTCGTTCACATAGGCCTTTTCCGATTGCTCAAGGTTGTTGAAATGCGCGTTGGAGAGGTCCTGCACCTTGTGCGGCGGCACGCGAAACAGGCGACAGACCTCCTGCAGGCTGAACTTGCGGGACTCCAGGAATTGCGCGTCCTCGTTGGTCATGCCGAGCTTGACGAATTCCATGCCCTGCTCGAGCACGGCCACCTTATTCGCGTTCTGCACCCCGCCATAAATGTTCTTCCAGTCCTCGGCGATCCGCTTGGCCGCCTCGGGGCTCAGCACGCCCGCCGTCTTGAGAAACCCAGCGAGTTGCGTGCCCTGGCGAAACAGGGTCGCGCCGTGCTGCTGGGTGGCGAGCGCCAGGCCCACCACGTCCTGGGCCACCGCGATCGCGCTCATGCCGAGATAGCCGCCATCGACGCAAATATTGCGGATGTGCAGCACATCGTCCTGGTGCAAGGTGACGCCGTCGCCGACCATCGGGTGCGAAACGAGGTAATAGAGCCAGCCTTTCGGGCTCAGCAGCACCGAAACCCGGTCCCAATTCAGCGGAATGAGCTCGAGCGGCGAGCCATCCCAATCGCGCTTGATAGCCGCGATGGCATTGCCGCGGAGCTTTACTCCGGTCACCATGTAGGACCAGAATTCCATCGGCGTCTGCCACTTGTTCGGCCGCGCGAACAGCTCGCCCAACGGGTGGGTGGCGTCGATTTCAAAGCCGCCGCCAGGCACCCGGCGCCGGATTTCGATCGGCAATTTGCCGATGTCCTCGGCGAGGCAGAGGACGCAGCCATAGACCGCCGCCGATTGTAGGGCGGAAAGCGGCGTAACCGGCACGCCCGTGTTGCTGCCGCCGCCGCCGAACAGCCCCCAGAGCATGGGCGTCGGCCAGGCCAGCGAATAATCGCGCTGAACCGGGGCCTGCGGCGCTGCCGCCGTCCGTTCGCGCCCGGGTATTAGCCAGCGGAGGGCGTCACGAAGTTTCACCGGGCGGATCCGGAACGAATGAACTGACAAAAGTGCCGCCGGCGGCCTCGATCCAGTAAATCCAGCCGCCGGCCACGCGCATCCGGCGGGTCGCATTGTGCGGCCCCGGCGTCACGATGTCCTCGATGGTGTGCAGCGGCACTTCTTTGGTTTCGTCTGGCATTTTTAGCCCTCATCCGACGGCGAGCAGGCCGCGTGTCTCGTAAACCGATACCGGGTTGGCCACCATGCAGCGCCCAATGCCCATGATCAGGGCGATCGCCGCGTCGATCTTCAGCTCGGGCTTGCTTTTGCGCGGATAGACGTTGCTGCGGGCATCGTAGCTGCCCACCACATTGCCGAGGCACCATTCCAGCACCGGGTTGGCGTCGTGCTCGATGCGGCGGCCTTGCATCGCGGCGTCCAATTCCTTCGTTGGCTCGGAAAAATTCTGCGTGGTAGCGCGGAATTCGACCACGGGCACGTTCTGCGCCGCCAGGCGCTGCGCCAATTGGGTAGCGGCCCATGGATCGTAGGCCACCGACAGCACCCGGAAGCGCTTGCAGAGCCCGAGAATGTCGTCCTCGATGCGGGAAAAGTCGGTTTCGTTGCCTTCGGTGATGATCAGCCAGTTATCGGCGGCCCAGCCGGGGTAGGCGGCGTTGCGCGCCTCGAGCACCGCCGCCTCATTGATGTAGCAGCGGGCAAAAGCCGCGTAGTTCAGATTCCCGTGCTCATCCGAGCGGGGAAAAATGATGGCGATCGAGGCAAGATCGGTCTTGCTGGCCAGGTCGAGCGCCAGATGGCACTCTTTGCCCTCGAAATCATCCAGCGAAAGCGCGTGATTGGCGCATTGCCGCCAGGCGCGCATCGAGAACAGCGCATTGTCGGCGCCGACCCAGATGTTGAGATGGCGGGTCATCGCCACCGCCTCTTGTGCCGGGTTGGCGCGGGCCTGGCGCATGATCGCGCGCACCGCATCCGGCTGCACGGAAAAGCCCCAGCCGGGGTTGGCCTTGATCAGCGAGGCCTCGTCCCACGGATCGTCGCCCTCGTCGATGGTGTAGATCAGCGCAAAGAACCGCTCGTCCTCCACGGTGCCGGTGAGGATGCGCACGGCGTAGTCCCAGACCTGCTTGCCGATCCCGGTTTTGTTGCCGGTCGCGGTGGAGATCGACAGCAGCAGCGGGTGCTTGCGCTTGCCCATCGCGGTGAGCAGCACGTCGTAGACTTCTGGCGTCTTGTGGCTGCCGATTTCGTCGCAAACCGCCACATGCACGTTCAGGCCGTCGAGTGCCTTGGCGTCCGAGCTGATCGGCGCGAATTTCGACGCGGTTGTGTCCTGCGCAATGGCGTTGGCGAGGGCCTGCACGCCATATTCGCCCTGAAATTCCGGCGAGCGGCGGACCATTTCCTTGGCCGCGTCGAACAGGATCCGGGCCTGGTCGCGGGTGACCGCCGCGGCGTAGCCCTCGGCGCCGCCCTCGCCCTCGACGAATGTGAGGTAAAGCGCGATCGGCGCGGCGAATGTCGTCTTGCCGTTGCCGCGCGGCACCCAGACCGTGCCCTGGCGAAACCGGCGGGCGTTTTTGCCCCGCTCGTAGAAACCGAACAGGTTGGCAAAGATAAATCTCTGCCAGTCCATGAGCGCGAGCGGCTTGCCGGCGGCCGGGCCCTTGATGTTGGGCAGCAGCGAGGCGAGCAGCATCGGCGCCTCGGCCGCTTGCGGCCGGAATTCCCAAGGCCCCTGGCCGGAATTGGCCGCCTCGAGGTCGCGCAGGAAGCGCTCGCAGGCGAGGCGGGCGTAATGGCAGGCCGGGATTTCGCCCGCCGCGACGCGCTGGGCATAGGCGATGCCGGCGGCGACGCCCGGATGGGTGGGCTTGCGGGCCGTTTTATTCGCTCGCGCGCACTTTATGCGCATTTTGTTGGACCGATAAAGCAATTATGTGTATATTATGCGCATGAACGCGCGGGAGGTGATCAAGGCTCTGGAGGCGGACGGATGGTTCGAGGTCCGGTCCAAGGGGTCACACCGGCAGTTTCGCCACCCGACGAAGCCGGGGACCGCCACCGTTCCCATGCACGGCGCAAAGGACCTTTCCCGCGAGCTTATCCGCAATATCGAGCGGCAAAGCGGG